CAATGATATTTGGGAATATTACAAAATGCATCAGGCGGCTTTTTGGACCGCTGAAGAAGTAGATTTGACGAATGACATTAGAGACTGGGAAAATTTAACAGATAATGAAAAATACTTCGTTAAAAATGTATTATCATTTTTCGCAGCATCAGATGGAATCGTAAACGAAAATTTAGCAGAGAACTTCTATCGTGAAGTACAATATCCCGAAGCTAAATTCTTTTATGGATTTCAATTGGCGATGGAAAACATCCACTCACTTATGTATTCGTTATTAATCGACACGTACATCAACAATGCAAAGGAGAAGGATGAATGCTTCAATGCTATTGATAGATTACCTGCGGTACAGAAGAAGGCGAAGTGGGCATTAGATTGGATTGAAAACGCCTCATTCCAAGAAAGATTGATTGCGTTTGCTGCTGTTGAAGGTATATTCTTTTCAGGTTCGTTCTGTTCTATCTTCTGGTTAAAATCAAGAGGAATCATGCAAGGTCTGTGTAATGCCAATTCTCTAATCTTTAAAGATGAGAACTTACATTGTGATTTCGCAATCCACTTGTTAAACAACCACTGTGAAGACAAACCATCAGAAAAAAGAATCAAAGAGATATTGTTATCTGCTCTTGAAATAGAAAAAGAGTTTATCACAGAATCTTTACCTGTGTCTTTGATAGGAATGAATTCAAACTTAATGAAACAATATTTAGAGTTCGTAGTAGATGGATTGTTAGTAAAATTCGGATGTAGTAAGGAGTTCAATGTTGAACAACCATTCAAATTTATGGAGCAAATTGCAGTTGAAACTAAAGGTAATTTCTTTGAATCAAGAACGATGGAATACCAAAAGGCTAAACTAAACGAAACAATCACATTTACCGACGACTTCTAATAAAATTAAACTATATGTCATTAAAAATAATTAAAAGAAATGGGGACAGTGTATCATTTAATCCCCAAAAAATTTACAACCGAGTTAAACGTTCTTCCAAAGGGTTGAACGTTAACTCTGATGAAATCTTCATCAAAGTCATCACTTCAGTTCCTACTGAAGGTGAGATTACTACAAAAGAATTGGACAAACTTGTTTATGAGATTGCTGCGGCATATACCGGTAGTCATCATGATTATTCACGTTTAGCTTCTTCAGTTGCTATTTCATCATACCATAAAGAAACTAATGAAAGTTTCTCACAGACTATGATGGTACTTTATGGTGACGGTATCATTAATGATAAGTTAATCGAAACGATTAAACTTTATGGTGAAGATACGATCGATGCGGTTATTAATCACGATAATGATTATAATTTTGATTACTTTGCTTGGAGATCATTACAAGAAATGTACTTGTTAAAACAACCTAATGGTAAAGTAATTGAACGACCACAACACATGTATATGAGAGTTGCGTTGTGGGTTACAGAAGATTTTGTAAGTGCTGTTGAGTACTACAAATCATTATCGAACCAACTAATTTCAAAGGCGACACCAATCATGATCAATGCGGGTACTAAAGTTCCACAATTAGCATCATGTGTTTTACATTACAACAATTCAGATTCAAGAAAAGGGTTATTAGATACGTTAAACGACATTTCGACATTCTCTTCAGACGCTGCGGGTATTGGGTTATCTATGTCTAACATTAGAAGTAAAGAAAGTAGAATCTCAAGTTCAGGTGGATTTGCCGGTGGGTTATTAAAATACCTTAAAATTGTTAATGAGTCTTTAAGATTCTTTAACCAACAAGGAAGACGACCTGGTTCTGCGGCGATATATCTTGAACCTTGGCACAAAGACATCTTTGATCTATTAGATATTAAAAAGAATACAGGTGCTGAAGAATTAAGAGCTCGTGATTTATTTACCGCTCTTTGGTTACCGGATAACTTCATGAGAGCTGTTAAAAATAATGGTGATTGGTATTTGTTCTGTCCTAATGATATTAAAACTGCGGGTATCAAAGCATTACAAGAATGTTATGGTGATGAATACGAAGAAAACTTTAATAAGGCGGTTGCCATGGGATTAGGTAAAAAAGTTAAAGCACAAGACATTTGGACTAAAGTTATTGAGTCACAAGTTGAAACGGGAGTTCCTTATCTATGTTCTAAAGATAGCGCTAACAGAAAAACTAACCACCAAAACATCGGAGTTATTAAACAATCTAACCTTTGTAATGAGATTTATCAGTACACAGATGAAGAAACTACAGCAATCTGTACATTATCTTCTATTGTATTGAAGAACTTTATTCAAGGAGGTAAATTTGACCACGAATTATTATTCACTGAAGTTCGTAAAGTGGTTAGAGCTTTGAACAAAGTAATCGACATCAACAACTACTCAACACAAAAAGGGTTGAAAGGTGGTATGGAACAAAGAGCGATTGCTATTGGTACACAAGGTTTAGCTGATGTGTTTTATTTAATGGATTATATCTTCACATCAGAAGATGCTAAAAAATTAAATAAAGATATCTTTGAAACCATCTATTACGCATCGATCTACGAAAGTAATCAGTTATGTATGAATGGCAAATACGAACCTTACTCACACTTCAAAGGTTCACCAATGGACAAAGGGGTATTCCAATTCGATATGTGGGGGTTAGATAACACACAACTTTCAGGTATGTGGGATTGGGATAAGTTGAAGAAAAGTGTAACCGATTATGGAGTATGTAATTCATTATTCACTGCTCAAATGCCTGTTGCATCTTCAGCTAAGATTACCGGTTCATTTGAAATGACGGAACCTGCACACTCGGCATTATTTAACAGACGAGTTGTTGGTGGAGAAATTATGATCGTAAACAAATACCTAATCAACGACTTTGAAAAGATTGGTATTTGGTCCGAAGATTTGAAAAATGAAATTATTATGAACGAAGGATCAATTCAAAATATTAATTTCAACAATTATTTGGATACTGAAGATAAAAACTACAATAAGAAAGTTAAAAGAGTTGAACACTTAATCCCAAAGTATAAAACTATATGGGAGATTTCACAAAGAGAGTTAATCGACATGGCGGCAGACAGAGCACCATTCATTGACCAATCACAATCGATGAATATTTATATGTCTAATCCGACATTATCTAAAATTACATCATCACACTTCCACTCTTGGGAAAAAGGTTTAAAGACTCTTTGCTATTATGTAAGAACCAAAGCTATCTCAACGGGAGCAAAACATTTGGCACTTGACATGAGTAAAAGAGAAAAACCTAAAAAGGTTGAGGTACCACAAGTTGATTACTCGACAATGAACTTACCACCAAAACCTGACAACAGTGACTTTGATTGTTTTGGATGTTCATCTTAATCACGACACTAATCCCGACACTATGTCGGGATTTTTTATTTTATAACTATTTATTGAAAATATCACGACACTATATTTATACTATATGTCTAATGGAATAACGTACGGAATAAATTTCCCTTTTTTACAGAGTGTTGAAGGTGATTATGTTAAATTAACTCAAACTGCCGATGAGGAAATTAGAGCTAGTTTATTACACCTTATATTAACCAGAAGGGGTAGTAGATATTATTTACCCGATTTTGGTACAAGAATATATGAATTTATATTTGAACCATTGGATGGCGAAACTTTTGAAAGTATTAGAGTAGAGATTGAAGAACAGGTTGCTAAATACATACCAAACTTAACTATTAATAGTATCACAATAGAACCATACACTGAAAGTGGTGATGTTGTTGGACAACTTGACTATGAACTTTTAGGTCAAGCAAGTATATATAGAATACCGGGAGCTAACACTGCTGAGTATACTGCAAAATTAAAAATAGACTACACAGACGAAAACAAGGCATTTGGTAGTAGAGAATTTATAATAATTAACATTTAATTATGGCTAATAAGAAAATAAATTATACTGAAAGAGACTTTGAAGGTATAAGACAGGAGTTAATAAACTATACTAAACAGTATTATCCTGAATTAGTACAGAACTTTAACGACGCTTCGATATTTTCAGTGTTAATGGATTTGAATGCTGCCGTAGCAGATAATTTAAATTATCAAATAGATAGGAGTGTACAAGAAACCGTACTTCAATATGCACAACAAAGATCATCTATCTATAATATAGCAAGAACGTACGGATTAAAAATTCCAGGATATAGACCATCTGTTGCTGTTGTTGACGTTTCCATTGTGGTACCACCACTTGGGGATAGTGAAGACTACCGTTATTTAGGTATTTTAAGAGCAGGGTCACAATTTAATGGAGGTGGAACAGTATTTGAAACAGTTTATGATATCGATTTTAGTACACAATATAACCAGGAGGGTTATGTTAATAGAACAAAAATACCAACCTTTGATGCAAATAATAAGATCATTAATTATGTGATCACAAAAAGAGAGGTTGTGGTTAATGGGACTACGAAGGTTTTCAAAAGAGTTATTAACTCATCTGATGTTGTACCATTCTTTAATTTCTTTTTACCTGAAAGAAATGTTTTGGGTATTACTTCCATCATTCAAAAAGAGGGCACAAGTTACCCCAATGTCCCAACCTATTCCGACTTTATTAATTCGACAAGTCGTTGGTACGAAGTTGATGCGTTGGCAGAAGACACAGTATTCATTGAAGACCAAACAAAACCTACAGACAATGCTGGAGTTAAAGTTGGAAGATATATTAAAACTGAAAATAGATTCATTAGTGAATATACTCCTGAAGGATTTTTAAAGGTACAATTTGGTGGAGGAACGACAACACCTCAACAACAATTGAATGATTTCGCTAAAAACGGAATTAAATTAGATTTGGCTAACTACCAAAATAATATTGGTTTAGGATTGACCGTACAACCAAACACAACAGTATTCGTTCAGTATAGGATTGGTGGTGGTTTAGGGTCTAATGTTGGTGTTGGTGTAATTAACCAAGTGGGTATTGTAGATTTTGCGATATCAGGACCATCAGATAGTATTAATACAAGTGTTAGACAATCATTAAGTATTACAAACGTCACTGCTGCTATTGGTGGGGCTAATCCTCCATCCACTGAAGAAGTTAGAAATATGGTTACGTTTAACTTTTCAGCACAAAAAAGAGCTGTAACTATTAATGATTACAAATCTTTAATTGATACCATGCCAGGTAAGTTTGGCGCACCTGCGAAAGTTGCAATCACAGAAAACAACAACAAAATTACAATTCAAATTCTATCTTACGACGATACTGGTAAATTAACACAAACGGTTTCAAATAACTTAAAAAGTAATTTAGCAACATACCTTTCAAAATATAGAATGATTAATGACTACATTTCTATTGATGTTGCGAAAGTAATTGATTTGGAATATGACATTTATGTGGTATTAGAATCTGATAGAAATCAAGGACAAGTTATTACTGAAATTATTAATAGTGTTTCAAACTATATGGCTCCTGAAAATAGAGAGTTAGGTCAAAATGTTAATGTATCTGACGTAAGAAGATTAATTCAAAACACTGCTGGTGTATCCACACTATCAGATCTTAAAATTTATAATAAAGTTGGTGGACAATATTCAACATCTGAAACTTCGCAAAGATATGTTGATAAAATGACAAGACAGATCCAATTAATTGACGACACTATCTACGCCGAACCAACTCAAATCTACCAAGTTAGATACGTAAATAAAGACATTAAAGTCCGTGTGAAAAACCTTTCAACGGTCGACTTCTCATAAGATTCTTTATTTTATAATGTTATGACTTATTTTTTAAAATGAGGAACATAACTATTTATTTTTAAAAGATCAATGACCAAGAGTTATCGTATAAGAACCCAACCGGGTGTAGACAAAAACATAAGAATAAACGTCAATCAAGATTTTGATTTTTTGGAAATTTTATCCTTAAAATTAAGACAAGAAGATGTTTATACGAGATTCTGTGCTGACTATGGTGTGGTTGCGGGTAGAGTTATCGTTAACGGTGGTTATGGGGTACCAAATGCGAACGTATCAATATTCGTTCCTTTGGACTCAATCGATGAGAGCGATCCTGTAATTTCTACATTATATCCATATAAAGCTGTCGATCAAAAAAATGAAGACGGTTATAGATATAATCTTTTACCGTACAGACAAGAATATGCTGGGCACACACCAACAGGAACATTTCCTGATAGGGAGGATGTTTTAACAAGAAGTGAGGTATTAGAAGTATACGAAAAATATTATAAGTTTACGGTTAAAACTAACGAAAGTGGTGACTTCATGATAATTGGGGCACCATTGGGTATTCAAACGTTAGTATTAGATTTAGACCTATCAAACATAGGTTGTTTCTCTTTACGCCCTGCGGATTTTATCAGAGCAGGTTTGGCTGGTCCCGAACAATTTAACGGAGACCAATTTAAATCATCGACTGATTTAGGATCTCTTCCACAATTAGTTAATATTAAGACAGATATTGATGTGACCTCATTTTGGGGTGAAACAGAATTATGTAATGTTGGAATAACAAGATCAGATTTTGACCTTCGTGACTTTGGTATTGATATCAAACCTCACGCAGTTTTTATGGGGTCAATATTTTCAACAAGTGAGGAGGACTTTTTAAAGACAAATTGTAAACCTAAAAAAGATTCAGGTAATCTTTGTGATTTGGTTTCTGCTTCAGGTACTATTTTGGCGGTTAGACAAACGATTGACTATGATAGTGAAGGTAGACCTATCCTTGAACAATATAGTTTACCTGAAGGGGGTAAAGTGATAGATGATGAAGGTACATGGTTAACCGAAGTACCAATGAACTTGGATTATGTTACAACAAATGAATTTGGTGAGCAAGTTTTATCTAACGATCCTGCGGTTGGGATTCCAACTAAAGCAAAATATAGATTTAGAATCCAATACCAAAACGAAGATGGTTTAAATAACGATATATTACGAGCGGACTATTTGGTTCCTAACATTAAAGAATGGGGATGGTCATCTATTAATCCACCTGTTGGTTCTTCTGCACAATTAAAGTCATATGCGTTTAGTTTAGATTGGGAAGATTATGGTGATGTCACAACAACTATAGGTCAACAGATGATACAAGAGGCTATCGATTGTGAGGATAGGTTTTATGAGTTTAATTTTAATAAGGTTTATACAATTGCGAACTTTGTTGATAGATGGAAGTGGGGGTACAATAGAAGTAGACATTTAGGTATTAAAGAAATAACTGATAGGGGTTGTACTAATACGACAAATAAATTTCCTGTTAATGATGGTGTGAAGAATTTTGATTTCATATTCTTCTTATTTAATTTGATAGTGACAATTTTTACACCTGTATTTGTTGCGTTAATACCTATATTACACTTATTGGCTCTTGTTTGGCCGATTTTGAAATGGGTTATTGCGATAATATTACCCGCTCTTTTATTATATTTTGCAATACAATATGGTATTGCTGCTGTAGTTGCATTCCCTGCCGTTGGTTTGATTATTTTATACGCTGCCGTGGCGATAATACTTGCTGGTGCCGCAGTACTTTTCGCAGCTAAAGTGTCACCAATGTTGACCAAGTTTAACTTTAAGGGGTTAAATTTACCCATGATGTCGTATCCTGATTGCGAGGCATGTCCTTGTGATATTCCTGACATTGAAACTGATGAGATACAAGGAGGTATTTTTGGAGGAGGAGGAGACCAACAGACTAAAATTGGTAAATACACGGTTAATAGTAGAACAAGTGGGACAATTTTGGCCGATACTAACGCAAATACTTATTATGCAAATGCGGTTAATTTTAACAATTGTAATTTTGACTCTAATGATAACCAAATATTACAGGGAGGTTACCCAACTTATTTTTGTTATTTAGATCCTGAAGACTATAGTGGTTCAGATAATAAGAAAAATCAAAAATACCAAGCGGATAATTATGGTATTAGATATGGTATTGCTGGATACCCAACATCTCCTCAAGTTGGTATGCCACTTGTAAGTGTATTAACGGATAATAAGTACATCCAACAAAGAGATGTAACGTATTCACAATCACTTAATTTGGCGAACTTAAGAACAAGGTATTTTGATACTACGGCACCAAACAGAATTAAAACCACTATTAATACTACAAACCCGCCTATATATGATAATGTAATTATCATGTTGGTGGATCAAGGAACAATTAATGGGTATCCTGAAGGTACACTTTTAACGTTTACAAGTCCCGATTCTGTTAATGATAATAACTTATCAGGTTTGGCGGTTGCAAATCAATTCGGTTCAAACGCTGTCACAGGTTCATCTTTTACTGCATTAACATCGACACCTATAACTTATATTGATCCTGTAACTCTTAATCCTGTTTCAGTTCCTGTATTTATTTCGGGTAATACCGCAGAAAAAGAATATAAATTTAAAACAGGTTTAGAATACTTCCAAGTTATTACAGGTATGACCGCATACCAAGCGGATTTATTGTCGTCAGGAATTAAAGTTAGTGTTCAACCTAACCCAACACTACAATTAGACCAAACATCGTTATTAAGAAAATATGTTTTAAACAAATTACAACAAATAACCTATAAAGATGCGAATAATAATACAAGAACCGAATTAATTAATCCGTTAACTATTATCGGTGATACTTGGAAAAATATGGAATTAATATTTTTAGTTAGAGGTGTTGATCCATACAGTGACCAACAAACAATAGAATATGATTTATCAAAATTATTTGGTTACAATTTTGGTTCGGGACCTAAAGTAAAAGGGTTGTATAATCTTAACGTACCTATCCAACCAAACTCTAACGTAAGTACATACATTACAAATCAAAAATCACCGGAGTCACACATTACTCCGTATGCGACTTCTAAATTATACTATCAACCATTTAATTTCCAAGTTAATGGTACTCAATTTAGTTCTGTAACGTCATCGTCGATTAATTATTACTCATCTTTAGATAAATCACAAAATTCATACGCAGCTAATGGGGGTCAACCATTATCTTTCTATGGTGGTATAAGTGATACAAGTAATAACCAAAAGTTATTTTTCTATAATACAACTAAACAAGGTGTGGTTGAAGGTGGTTCATTACTTGCGACATCACAAACCGTTGGTACTGCGTTTAGTCCTTTAAGTAGTTATAATGGAAGGAACTACTCGCCTAGATATAACTCATTAACGGTAACTATACCGTCAGGTTCTAATCCTAAATTGGTTTTAAGATCAGATAGATTACCAACATCCGATAATGTACAAGATTTTGGTAATACATCAATGTTGTTACACCAAAACGATAACTTCGCAGTATATTCTTATAAATCAGGAGCACCAATGTCGATGTTTCAAAACCAAGCGACTGACACCACAAACAACGCTCAAGATTTTGGAGGTGACACTAGTGGTCAAACGGGTAGTGTATTATCTACTTTTGACTGTGCGGGAATGGTTCCATTAAAATGTTATCAAATTGATCCTGTTACAAATAGTTTTACCGTTGAAACCCCATGTCCCGATAATGAAAACCCTGTTAGGATTAAATCAGGTTGTTATCAGTTTATACAAAAACCATATTTGGTTGGTATTGGTAAAGATTTACAAAACTTTGCTGAATGGAAATCAAGATTTAGAATGATGTTTGGTGCTTGTAGAGGTATATTCTCTCATGTATTCCAAAACAATTGGGTTAATGGTTCGTTATATATGTTCTCATTTAAAAAACAAACGACGTTTAGTATCGTAGGTCAACCTAAAAAATATAAGTTCTGTGGTACGTATGATAGTACTACAAGACCTGGTCAGGGTCCGATTTTCTATACGTCAGGTAGTACTAATTCATTCTTCTATCGATCAACACCATACAATGGGATTAACTTCGTGGGACAAGTTCCACTTCAAGGTACGGTATTAAACCCCGCACAAAACCCTGTTGATTTCAAAGGTGCTAATGAAAGAAACTTAATGTTCCCAACAACAATTATGGATTTGGGACCAAGAGATGAGTTCACAAAAGAAATTTGTACTAATCCACAGTTTGAAGGTTATATTATTGATACGGTTAAATCTACATCATTTAATGATACTTCGGACCTTTTACAGTTATTTATTGTTTCACGTTTGATAAATACTAATTTCTTGGGTGCATTGATTGGGGCGGGTGACGCATCGATTAATCAAATGTTTTCAAGAAGTGAAGATAGGTTAGACGGTGATTTAGTTCAGTTATTTAGTATTAATTCTGAATACGGAGTTGCTGGATTTAGTGAAGATGAATATGACGGTGCGGGTGATATCTATATTTCCACATCAGGACCAGCAACTGTCGGTGTATTCTTTACATCGTCGACTGAAAACAGAATAGTTGTTAGTCCGGGCATAACCACATTTACCCCTACCTTAACAAACTTATA